CAGCTGGAACCTATAGGAGTTGGGGTCCCAATGATGTAATTTCAGTAGGTATAGACGTAGATAATAGAGAAGTTATATTTTTCAATAAAGGTGTTGAAGAATTGCGATATCCTTTTCCATCTCACGTTGCAGATGGTGCTGTCTGGATGCCGGCAATTTTAAATAGACAAGCAGGATACATTTATACAAACTTTGGTCAAAACCCAACATTCTCTGGAAACACCACAGCAGGAACCTACACAGACTCCAATGGCAAAGGACTCTTCAAGTATCAACCACCTTCTGGTTTCCTAGCACTCTGCGAAGATAATCTCCCCACACCAACAATCAAAGATCCTGGTGAGTATTTTAAGACTGTGCTTTATACTGGTGCTTCTACTAGTGGTACTGGTCAGCAAATAAATGGTGTTGGTTTTCAACCAGACTTTATATGGATTAAAAATAGAAGTAGAGGAGGTACAAATGGAGACGGTAATGGTGACCATGCACTATTTGATAGTGTAAGAGGTTTTGATAAGGCATTACGCAGTAACTTTAATGGCGTTGAACTCACTGGTACACCAGAGAATAGAATAACTGGAGTTAGTGACGATGGATTTAGTGTAGGTTATTATTATATGACTGGTTATAGTGGTGATAATTATGACGCTTGGTGTTGGAAAGCAGGTGGTCCAGCAGTCACAAATACTGATGGAACTATCATATCACAAGTGAGTGCTAATCAGACTGCTGGGTTTAGTATTGTTTCTTGGACTTCAACTGGAAGTAATGATGCACTGCAAACAGTTGGGCACGGATTAAATACAGCACCTAATATGATTATACTTAAGAATAGAGATGCTACTGTAAATTGGAGAGTTTATCACTCTGGAATTACGAGTGGTAATTCTCTTACTTTAAATTCAACAGAAGCATCATATAGTTTCTGGCCTTCTGTTGGAAATGATACATTTGGTCTTGCAAATTCTACAACAACTGGTCAAGCATCTGGCACTGGTAATCAGGATATTATTGCTTACTGTTGGGCAGAAATTGAGGGCTTCAGTAAGTTTGGAAGATTTGTTGGAAATGAAGATGCTGATGGTCCATTTGTATATCTTGGTTTTAAACCGGCACTAGTTGCGATTAAGTGTGATAGCAATGTTTCAAACTGGTTAGTTGTTGACAGTTCCAGAAATTCAACAAATCCAATTCCAAATGATTTATATTGGAATTTATCCGATACAGAATATACTAGTAATGTTTCTCCAGATTTCTTATCGAATGGGTTTAAAATGAGAACAACAAATACAACTTGGAACGGTGATGGAAAGACATATATCTATGCTGCCTGGGCAGAATCCCCATATAAGTATGCTAATAGTAAGTAAAATAAATAACTAAAAAAAGACCAATGATAATCACATCAAACTCCGTACAGCACGAATACACAATTCCAAGTGTCACCATTGTTGGTGATGTAGATGGTTTTGAGAATGTTGCAGAACGAGTAGAAATTTATCTTCACTCTTCAACAACTTTTGACCACACTTATGAGACCACCATTTATGATACGGAATCACCAGTAGGCATTGCAACAACCGTAACAGAATCAAAGACTGTAACCGAGTTCTTCCATTATGGTGTTGACCTGAATACTGCTGGAATCTCTACTGCTTCATTCTCTGCCTGGGATGATCTAGAAGAAGACCAAGTTCTTCAGTGGGCATTTGATGCTGAATCTGAAATGAAAACTGAAATTCAATCAAACCAGGAAGCAAAAGTACTAGAAGCAAAGGATAAGATTCTAAACCCAAGAAAGTATCAGAGAGATACTCCCGTAACTCCTTGGAGAAGAAGAGCAGACGAAGAAGCGTCTAATAATCTCTAAACTAAAACTTATCCTTCAACCCTAACAAAGGTATTCTAATCATTAAAGTGCCTTTTGTCAAGCTCTTGACTTTTAATATGTACATCTATATAATTAAAAATAAAATCTGATATGAATTTTTCAGTATATTCCAAGAACAACTGTCCCTATTGCAGTAAAGTCAAACAAGTGCTAGAATTGACTGGAAGCAAGTTTGTAACATATGAACTTGATAAGGACTTTACACGGGAAGAGTTTTATGACAAGTTTGGTCAGGGTTCAACCTTCCCACAGGTTCTTTGTGACGAACAAAAATTAGGAGGGTGTGTTGACACAATCAAATTCCTCAAAGAACACCAAATCGTCCGATAGTACTATAAATAAGTATAAGAACCATGGTAATCGTGGTATTGAACTTATTTTTAATGGAGGTAAGAAGAGGCAACCAAAACCATTTCATATAGTTTTAGATAAGATGGTTTGCTTCTTCAAAAGGGAAGTAAACATCTATCTTGAATTTTCCTTCAGAATCAGGAAAATTAAGTAGTTTCCCGGAGTAGGACAATGTTAGCAACAAGTTTAGTATTCGGTTCATTTATGACCGTTCTCTTCTTGATAGTAGGTTTAATTGGAGGATGGGTCGCCAGAGAATACATGATGAACTATCAAGATACTCCAAAACTGCATCCAGAGTTCTTTGATGAGCACGGTAATGTTGTTCCCGATGAAGTTCTTGCCCTTCGTTTTGAAGAGGGATTTTTCTCTGATGAAATGGAAGAGGACGACGAATAAGTTCTAAATATTTTAAATTGATTCGTAAATTATTTGTAAATCATGACTGCGACAAAATCAAAAACAACTGCAATTCCTGAGTTGGCACGAAACCCCTTTGCTTTTGAGGTTTTACAACTTGCCTCAAAGCAAAGGACAAAGGCAAAGAAAGTAGAAGTTCTTAAAAAGTATGAAGACCCTTCACTGAAGGCAATCTTCATTTGGAACTTTGATGAAACAATCGTTTCCGCACTTCCAGATGGTGAAGTTCCCTATGCAAGTGTTGGTGAACAGAATTCTTTCAGTGGAACCGTATCCGAGAAGATTAATTCTGCTGTTGGTATGATGAATGAACTTGGTTCAAACTCTCTTGGTTCACAGGATCAGGGACGTTCTTCGATTCGTAAAGAATTCAAAATGTTCTATAACTTTATTAGAGGTGGTAATGATGGACTGAGCAATCTTCGTAGGGAGACGATGTTCATCAATATTTTGCAAGGACTTCATCCTTTGGAAGCAGAAATTGTTTGTCTTGTGAAGGACAAACGTCTTGAAGAAAAGTACAAAATCACAAAAGAAATTGTGAGTCTGGCATATCCCGATATTAAATGGGGTGGTCGCGGTTAATTGTTTGAGGTAATTGTAATGGCAAAAGATGTTGTTGAGATGTCCACCGAGGCATCCGTAAAGGAGAAGTCTATGGAGTGGACACCAGCAGAAAAGGAAGGTTCTAAAAAAAAGTACGGATGTGAAATTTTAATTGAGAATGGAACCTGGGAGCAAGTAACTGGAAAAGAATTTCCAAATGATGCACGAATCGTAACCTACTATGTTGATGGTGAGAGACGCTATGACCTCACCCGTAGTTCAAAGGTCTCAAGAATTTTTGATATGTACTGGGATAAGTTTCGTGAAGGAATCAAAAAAATTGAGTTTGGATATGGTAGATACAATCCAAAACTCTGGGGGATTGAACCAAAGAAGGAAAAGAAAAAGAAATGACCAATCCAAATGAATTGAATGTCAACATCAATCCTGATGAACTTCAAAAGGTGATGAAGAAGTATAAGAAACTTAAAAAGTACATGAAGTCTTCGTTATTCGAAATAAAAAAACTTGATGGGAACGAAGAAGTGATTAGTAAACTGCTTGATGGTGTTGAAGACATTGTTGAAAGCACCGAAAACCAAAATTGACTTTTAATTCCCAATATCGGCGGAAAATTCTCCGGCAAAATTTTGAGTTTGTAGGGTTTTTCAAAAAATCTTGACTAAATACGGTATAGGGTCTATAATAGACCTACGTTCATCCCGCTCTCGGGCGGGACGCAAGTAAGTCGCGGAACGGAGCGTTCATCCTATGTTATCATTGGCACTCATCTTTTTTAGTCACGTCCCAGTGGAGAATTATCTTCGCTGTGAAGACTACGAATGGTTGAAGCAAGGATTGGAAGAGACAACTCTTTTCACTCCCTTTGAGAAATCTGATCTTCTCATCCACTGGATGAATCATACAGATCCTCATTGTTTTGATAGCAAGGACGCAAACGACTGAAGGAACGGGAGATTAACTTCACCCTAGTATTTCAGGTAACGACAAATGAACACACTCACTCTGATTAAGAAGCAGATCCAGAAGGCTAATGCACTTCACGATGCACAAATTGCTATGACATCCTATCGTGGTGTCAAGTATGAGTGCAAGCAAGGTGCTGAAGAAATCCATGGTACATTCTGCTATCGCGGTCACACCTATAACAAGTGATGGATTATCGATATCACTTTGATGATATGGATGCTAGCAACAGACCACCATCGTGTTATCAACTCAAATATAGAGGTGTAACATACTGGTCCTGTTATAAAATACACTTGCGAGAATACTTTGATCAACTTCTAGAAGTTGAACCAACGTATAACAGGAGGGGTTGATACCCCTCTTTTTTTATGCTAAAATAAGTCCAGTAAGAACCTATCTTATGGACAAGGACAAACTAAAACTGATTGTCCGTAACCTTGAACTTTTGGTAGATTCTCTTAAGGCAGAAGTATATTCCGATGTTTCTGCCTATACCAAATCTTCAAGTTACGAAGAGATTACATCTGGTCTTCATGATTATGATGAGATCTTTGATGATGACGACGGCTACCCTGATTGAGAATTAAATGACTGTTAAACTTGTAAGCGTTACTCCTGATGCAGAACAGACAATGGCATATGTTGCCAGAGTTTCGAACCCAAATAATCAGGAAAACCCCAACTATGCCAAGTTGCTGGGTTATTGTATCAAGCACAATCACTGGAGTGTATTCGAACAGAGTTTCATGACTCTGGAGATTGAGACTACTCGTGGTCTGGCAGCCCAGATTTTGCGTCACCGTAGTTTCACATATCAAGAGTTCTCACAACGCTATGCCGATAGTTCTCTATTAGCGGATGTGATTCCGATGTTTGAACTTCGTCGTCAAGACACCAAGAATCGTCAGAACTCAATTGATAATATTGATGATTTTACCCGCCAAGAGTTTCAAATTAAAATTCAAAGGCATTTTGACCAGGCAATGAAACTCTATCAAGAAATGCTTGATGCATCAATCGCAAAGGAATGTGCTCGTTTTGTGCTTCCTCTGGCAACTCCCACTCGCTTGTATATGAGTGGTTCCTGTCGCTCTTGGATTCACTACATCCAACTGCGTTCTGCCAATGGCACCCAGAAGGAGCACATGGAGATTGCAGAGGCATGTAAGAAGATCTTTGCAGAACAGTTCCCGACAGTTGCAGAAGCACTGGAGTGGGTCTAAATAAATCATCTTGAATATTATTATTTCCTAACAATGGCAACATATCCTGTGGTTCACAAAGAGACTGGTGAACAAAAAGAAGTAGTGATGAGTGTTCATGACTGGTCTCAATGGTGTAAAGATAATCCTGATTGGCAAAGGGATTGGTCAG